CCATGGCTGGTGCTAAGACCCGTGTAAATTGGGATAGCGCAAATCCAAAACAATCTGTAGTATTTGCTAGTTACGACATGCCAGTCATCAGCAAAGTATCTGTTGGTGTTGGTGTTAGCCAAAGCTATCAAGACATTCAGGATCGTGCAGTTGGACTTACAGTCTCAGTAGGATTCTAATAAAAGAGTTTGTTAGTTCTCAATAAAAACTAACACACACTAACACACAGGAGAAACTATGTCAAACATGACACCTTTTGAGATACGCCTTGACCTACTAAAAATGGCACAAGGAATGCTATCAGATGATTATTATGGTAAGCGTGAACAAATCAGCAATGATTGGTCCATGCAATGTGAATCTGCAAAAATCAAAGGCGAGACACCGCCAGCACACCCAGGCTTTCCGCCTTATCCCTCCGAAACAGAAATTATAGCCAAAGCACAAGTGCTTAATGGTTTCGTTTCTCTTAGTGGTTTCGTTTCTAATGTTTCTATAGAAACTCCAAAAGTCTCTAAGAAATCCTAATTGGAGGTATGCCAGTTATCTGGCATTCACACACAGAAAGGAAAAAGATGCGAAGTAAACCTATACTCTTGAGTATAATTTTCTCATCAATAATTTTGTCATTATCATTAGTGAATGTTGACACCAGAAACATTCTACCGATGAAGTCAACATTCAATGCACTCACTATGGATGCAAAGAAACAGGTAACATGCCTAGCTGAAAATATTTATTTTGAAGCCGCGCATGAACCAAACGAAGGTAAGAAAGCGGTAGCATTCGTAACCTTTAACCGAGTACAGTCTGGATATGCAAATGACATATGCGGAGTTGTAAAGCAAAAGACTGGTAACACTTGCCAATTTTCTTGGTATTGTGACAGCACGTTTACCAGTAAGACATTGACAATCAAGAACACTTTGTTGTATAATGAGATTTTAGAGTTATCAACAAACCTTTTCTTGAATTTTGAAAGAATGACCGATGTAACAAACGGTGCAACTTATTACCATGCTGATTATGTGAATCCAGGTTGGACAAAACTAAAAAGGGAGAAACAAATTGGCAGGCATATTTTCTACAAGAGTAAAGGCGACAAAATTGACAGAAACAAAGGAATCATTTAAAATGAACAATAACTTAATTACGGTGTGTGTATCGGCAACAATAGTTTGTTGTACGTTTATTGTAAGTATCTTCATGTATAATATAAACGATAGAAACAATATGGCAAAAAACATTGAAGCGGCTATTGCCAAAGGTGTTGATCCAGTTTCTGTTAAGTGTGCATATGAAACAAACATGAATGCAATCTGTATAACTTACGCAGCCACGGTTAGAAAATGAGTGAAGTAGATAGAATTTTTAGAGAATTGAAACTGGCCGCATCACAAATCGGCGAAGGTGCACCTAGGAAATATCGGGTTTCTAAATCAAAAGGAAAACGGAGAAAACGTAGTTTGAAATCATGGACTTATGACGCAACGGATATGAATATGAATGAAATGAAAACAGGTATAAACGATAAATTTTTTGTTGGCGCATCTGATTACAGCGATTGGCTGTACATGCAAATGATTGATGCTCGGTCAGAAAAGAAAATTTCAACACACAATTCGGAGTTGAAATTGCATGGCAATCGTCAAAAGTGGAAAGAATTCATTGAAGAAGAATTTGAGGGTGACCACATTCTTCAATTCACCAGTTCCAGTGGTCTTATCATCACCGAAGGTTTGAATTTCATTCGCTATGATGTGAATTCTAATTCAATTACCACACAGACTTATGGTGATAAAATCTTCATTGAAAATGTTGAAGACATGTTTCTAAGACATTTTGAAGAAGTTACCTCATACATTGAATGGGTGTATGGTGCAAATGGTGATAGCGTTAATGTTCCTTTGAATGCGGATCGTTTGCCTGTTGATGAAATGTATCCGTTCCTCAAAGAACCATTGACTGACTATTATGACCGTTATCTGGAATCTAATGCAAACATTCTTTTGTTGATTGGACCACCAGGAACTGGCAAGACTACTTTCATCCGTGGTCTTCTTGCACACAGTAACTCCTCTGCTATTGTGACATATGATGCCGCAATTCTGGAGAAAGATTATCTGTTCGCACGATTCATTGAAGATGAAACTGGTGTGATGGTGCTTGAAGATTCTGATAACTTCCTGAAAGCACGGAGTGATGGTAACACCATGATGCATCGTTTCCTAAACGTTGGTGATGGTCTTGTTACTACAAAAGGTAAGAAGTTGATTTTCTCAACTAACTTGCCAAGTATCCGCGACATTGATCCTGCGTTGATTCGCCCTGGTCGTTGTTTTGACATTGTTTCTTTTGATTCATTGAAACAAAAAGAAGCCGAAGCATTGGCTAAGAAAATCGGTGTCAAACTTGATGGTAAGCGTGATAGCTGGACTATCGCAGAAGTGTTTAACAAACAAATTGAAGAAAAGAATACCCGCTCTGTGGGTAGCAAAATGGGTTTCGTTTAAGGAGTATATTATGGCTGTAAAACAATTTAGTATTAATCAAATCTCTAGTGAGGCTGACCGCAAGAAATTGCTTGATGCCATGAAAGAGTGTTCCAATTCTATGATTCGCATGGAAGGCGAAAAAGACTTTATCAAGGAAGCAATCAAAGAAATTTGTGATGACTTGAAGTTGCCTAAGAATATTGTGAATCGTCTAGTTAAAGTTTACCACAAACAAAACTATGATGAAGAAGTTGCTGTGCATGAACAATTTGAACAGTTGTATGAAACGATTGTAAAATAATGCCAACAAAAGATGAAATGTATAAGTTTCAGGAAGAGATTGAAAAACTCGTAGCTGGAACCGACTACAACTATATGGAAGCAATCATTGAGTATTGTAATATGACTGGTATGGAAATTGAATTAGCATCCAGTCTGGTAAACAAAGACTTGAAATCAAAAGTGGAAATTGATGCACAAGAACTCAATATGTTACCGAAAACACGTAGACTTCCTATTTGATTTGTGATATAATTATAGCATGACTGGTTATGAAGCATTCACTCTCTATCACGTACTAAAATTGCATTTCACCTCTGGGTATGACTATTTCAAGTACAATGGTAAAACAAATATCACCATAGAGACATTTGAGAAAAGAAAAGACAAGTACCATTTCTACAAGTTATCCCGCAAGTTTAACAATCGTAAAAATGACTACATTGATTTTGTTATCTCAAATTTTCTACACAATGATAATTGTTGGGCAGGCACTTTGCTTGAAGATGGATCCGATGAAGTCAACATACGGCGTTTAGCTATCATTCAAGCATTGAGTTACAACTTCCAAAATGATTGTTCGGTGATTGGTGAGAGTGGTAGCATAAACGATTTATTAAAAACTGACGGTGAGTATCCAGAGTTATTGACGATGGCTTTGCAAAAAGTTATTCAGACTGAAACTTTGTGCATACTCAATTCAATGATGAATTTTCTTCCTATGTGGCAAAGAAAAATCTCAGATGACATTCGCTGGCCATTACTATACAGAAAATGGACAAAATATTCTCCGTTTTTGAGTTTTGATAAAAACAAGTTTCGTGAAATAGCATTGAAAGAATTGAAATGATAGAAAAGATTTATTTGGATATGGATGGTGTTCTTTGCAACTTTGAACGCCGGTACTTTCAGTTATACAATGAACTCCCAGGTTCAATGCGTGACAGGAAAGATTTTAATTTACATTGGGACCACTTCATTGAGAACAAGCAATTTGAAACATTGGAATGGTATCCTGGTGGAAAACAATTGGTAGATTTTTGCTTCAAAACAAAACTACCGATTGAGTTGTTGACTTCATCTGGTGGACAAAAACACCATAAAGAAGTTGAACGACAAAAAATTGTTTGGTTAGCAAACAATGGTCTTGGCAAACTAAAGGCGAACGTTGTTCCCGGTCGTAAGCACAAGGCTGAGTATGCTACACCAAACACTATTCTTATTGATGATACACAAGATATTATTCAGTCGTTTAATGCGGCAGGTGGTATTGGTATTCTTCACAAAGAAATTGGTAATACTTTAATGATGTTAGAAGACCGCATTGAAAGTGTGCTAAATACATGATACAATGAATCATGTGGATAATTTTATACAACGCATACAATTTATACAAAGGAAAATAATATGTCTTTCGCTAATCTAAAACGCAACCGCGACAGCCTTGATAAACTCACTAAGGCTATTGAGACCACCACACAAACTGCTGAGGCTGGCTCAAAAGATGACACCCGATTCTGGGCTCCAACTGTAGATAAATCTGGTAACGGCATGGCTGTTATTCGTTTTCTACCAGCACCTTCTATTGATGGTGATGATGGACTTCCATGGGTACGCCGTTTTGACCACGGCTTTCAAGGACCAGGCGGTTGGTTCATTGATAACTGTTTGACTACAGTTGGTGATAAGTGTCCCGTTTGTGAACACAACTCTACATTGTGGAATTCTGGTGTTGAAGCAAACAAAGAAATCGTTCGTAAACAAAAGCGCCGCTTGAGTTACGTTGCGAATATCTATGTTATCTCTGACCCAAGCAATCCCGAAAATGAAGGTACTGTTCGCTTATATAAATTCGGAAAGAAAATCTTTGATAAGATTTCCGAAGTGATGAATCCTGAGTTTCCCGATGAAACACCTTTGAACCCATTTGACCTATGGGAAGGTGCTAACTTCAAATTGAAGATTCGTAATGTTGAGGGATATCGCAACTACGACAAATCAGAATTTGCTGATAAGTCTGCATTGCTTGATGGTGATGATGATAAATTGGAAGCAATTTATACCAAAGAACATTCTTTGAAAGATTTTACGGACAAGAAACATTTCAAACCATATGAACAACTTAAGGCTCGCCTTGACAAAGTTCTTGGTTTTGAAGGTGACGCTGTTCCTAATATTCGTGCAGAAGATGTTGAATTGCCAGCAACAGTTACAAGAGCGAAGGCTCCTGTGTCTACTACTGTAGATGATGACTTGGATTACTTCAAGTCGTTAGCTGAACAATAAACTAAACTTCCTCAGAACTTAGTTTGCCCCGCCTAGTGCGGGGTTTTT